CTCAATCCCAAGATTGAGACGAATTGCCTGCGTAACGGGATCGCACCAAATCGGCCTCGCTAAGGGAACGAAGGTCGCCTAAACGGTAACCAGAAGATCACACTTCGGTAATGGCCAACTATGAACCTGTACCTGAGGGTTGGGAAAAACCGATAGAGGACTTCGAGCGTGCACTGCGCTCTCGGGGACGAACAGGGCGCAGCGTGTACACACGCCGCGCCTGTATTGCGTTGATTTCCAGGAGCATTGGCATCGCGAGTCCATGGGATGTCTCTCCCGATGAGCTGGCAATGTGGACGGGAGACCAGGATTGGTCCCGAAACACACGCAAGTCCGTGCGCTCGTCCTGCCGAATGTTCTGGGCTTGGGCCGTTGAATCCGGCCGCACTAGCACAGATGCGGCAACCCTGCTCGGTACCGTTGCGTCTGCACCGCCCAACCCCCGACCGATACCTGAGCCCGAATACCTCGAGGCACTCGCGAGCGCGCCAGACCGTGTGCGGCTGATGATCGAACTCGGTGGCGATTGTGGGCTGCGGCGCGCCGAAGCGGCGCAAGTGCACACGCGTGACGTGGACCATGGCAACGACGGGCCGACGCTCACGATTCTCGGCAAGGGTCTCAAGTACCGGACGATTCCGATCAGTGCCCGATTGGCCGGCCGAATTGTGGAGGCCGATGGTTACCTGTTTCCCGGATACATGGGTGGTCACCTGAAACCGTCGTACGTCGCCACGCTTGTGACCGATCACCTGCCGGAGGGACGCACTATGCACAGCCTGCGACACCGCTTCGCGACACAGGCGTACCTCGTCCATCGGGACGTGTTCGTTGTGCAGCAGCTGCTCGGGCACTCGTCGCCGGAGACGACGCGAATGTACGTCGCGGTCCCTCCCGCTTCGATGAGAGAGACCGCGACGGCTGTGTGGGCAGCCTGACTATGCGGGTATGGCTCGCACGTAGGTGACGGAGAGATGCACGCGATCCTCGGGGTTGGTGGTACTTCCGCCGACAGTTAGCGCGCCACCGGAGTTCTGCCAGACGAGCAGACGCACCACATCGCCAGCATCAAAGTCGAACTCGTCACTGAGTGGCGACGCGATCAATCCGCCGGTCGGCGGGATTTCACTGCGGACGAGGCTTAGCGCAGTAGCCCCCCGATAACGCTGAATACGGGCGATTCTGGAGCCAGCGGAGCTACCACCCCAGGGGATATGCGCGCTGACTCGATAGATTCCAGCAGTGCGGATCACACCGCCAGCGGTTGAATACATCGCCGCACCGCCAGGTTTGCTATCCCATTTAGACGCCTGGAAGGAAACAAGAGTGTCGGTGTTGTTGGGAATCGACTGCGTTGTTGTGCGATGCAGCGACACGGTCGCCGGTTCATATGCGGGACCGGCAGGACCGGGCGGGCCAGCGGGACCGGGCGGACCTTGCGGCCCACCAGCGGGACCGGGTGGACCTTGCGGTCCCGGTGCTCCAGTCGCGCCGGGTGCGCCTTTGAGTTCGCCGGTCGTCATGATTGCCTCGAGGCGGGTCGCGAGATCCATCGTGGTCTTGGCGATCAGGTACAAGCCCTCACTGCCGAGCAGGTACGGCAGGCGGTACTTGGTGGTGAATCCTGGCATGAGCGTCGGCCTTTCAGTTCATCGCGTACAGGTTCGGGTAGCGAGTGGACACGAAGTACATGTCATAGCTACTGATCGACGGGTCGAGGTGTCGGGGGTTGTCGCCGCCGAGAGTGATCGTCCGGTCGATCGTGTCGGCAGTGACGGGTGAGTGGTCGGGTGCAACCTTGAGGCCGGACGGGGCCAGGTCCACGGTGATATCCCACTTGCCTCGGCCGTAGGTGATCGTGCCGCCGGACGGTTGCCACGTCGGCATCATGTTCAGTGCGACAGCGAACGGGTCGCCGGTGAGGGTGATGAACCGGAGCGTCTGCGCGGGCAGGGTGAGCGATTCGAACGTGCGCCACCCGATGATGTCCCCCGTTTTCGAGGTGTCCCACCGCACGCGTGGATGCATCGGCTGCGCCGCGTCCCCGGTCACCAGACGCTTCACGTCTTCGATGATGGGGTCGATGATCGTGCCGTCGTTGTACCAGGACTCGAATTGCAGCAGCGCCTCGGGAACCACGTCCTTCACCTTGACGTTGGTCGTCCATTCCCGGTACCCGTTGGGCTTGTCGTACCACTTGCACGAGATGGTGGTAATGGACTGAATCATGCTGGAAGACAACGCAAGCTCGGCCGTCAGATCACACGCGCCCATCGTGGCGCCCTTGTAAGGGATCTGGTCTATCGGGTCTTCCTTGCCGCTGGTTTCGGGAAAGTCGAACGGGTACAAGCGAACCACGCTCTTGTCCGTCGATACCCCCATCATCATGTAGACGTACGCGTACGCGCCGCCGGTCGGAATCCGGTTGACCACGTTGCGGTTCGGCTCGTAGTAGTACTGATCTGCGAACGATGAGTACATGCCGTTAACCGTGTCGAGAACGGTCTTGCCCTTCACGTCGAGGGGCTTGACCTGACCGGTCTTGAAATGGTCTTCGAAATAGAACTGGCGGATACCGACACCGGCCGCTTGATTGCGGATGCGGACCGCCCGCTGAATCATCTGCTCCTCGGGCAGCTCCATCGGATTCCACGGAACGTTGCCGAGAAACGCGGTGCGGTCCGCGGCTTGAATGCGGACCATCCATCCATCGACCATCCCGACGGGTGTGCGTTGCCGAGATGCCTTCACATCGACGTTGGTCGTGAACCCTTGGAAGATGTACCGGTCGCCGGGGTTGGTGTTTCCCTCGCGGGTGTAGAGCACTGCGGTGGCGAGTCGCATTTGTGTCTGCGCGGCGATGCGGCGCAACCAGTTCGGTTCGGCTTCCCAGATGGTGAAGGTGAGCACGGACGGTTGCGGTTGGGTCCACATGTCCGAGCGACCCCACTCGATCGTCATGTCACCGACGAGGGTAGACCCGTTGATCGGGAACACCTTTCGTCCGTTCTCGTCAGTCGCGGTGGCGCAGGACATGAACTGTCCGCCGATCGCGATGGTGGGTGTTGGGTTGACCATCAGAACACCACCGCCGGGCTTGCGCCGCGAGTGCGGTCGGTGCGGCCGATCGCGTTGGCGATGAGTTCAGCGAGTGCGTTGTCAGTCGAGAGCACCGAGCCGTCCACGGTGATGTAGGTTCGCTGATCGACGTATGCCGGGGCTGCGACTTTCGAAGCGAACGGGGCGAACCCACCGGAGTTCAAACCAGGCTGTGCGGCAGTGAGCTCGGGAGGTGCGGCCCCGAACGCGGAAACGGCCGGCGGGAGGAACTTGAAGAAATCTCCGACCGGTGGGATACCGCGAAGCTCGGGCGCGGCAGCGGAGAACAGACCCGACAGCCACGACGGCGGCGAGGGGAATCGAATGTTGGAGATGATGTTGATGAGTCCCTGCACGGCGCTGATGACCGTGCGGATCGGGGCCAGCAGCGCGTTGAAGGCGCGGGCACCGATATCCCCGATCGGACCCATGATCGGGCCGAGTCGAGACATCAGGTCGGTGAACATCGACACCGCGCCGGAGAGCACACCGGCGACGATGTTCGCCAGCGCGGTCAGAGCACCGACGACGGCGAGGGTGATCGGGGACAGTTCGACCATCAGCGAGGCCAGCGGCGGCAGAATCGCGGAGATGAGCTGAACCATGGTCGGCAGGATCGGGAGCACCGCCATGAGCAGCTCGGTGAACGCGGTCGCCAGAGTGGGCAGGATCGGAGCGAGAGTCTGGATGGCGGTTACCAGGGACTGACCGACGCCGGTCGCGACCTGGGCGATGACCGGGGCCATCTGAGTGAACATGTCCGCGATGATCGGCAGGACCGGCATGATCGCGGCCGAGAGCGCTTCGGCTACCGCTTGGAAGGCAGGGGCAAGTGCTTGCACCAGTTGTGCGAGTCCGCCCGCGAAGATCGCGACCAGCTGGGCCAGCGGCGGAATCAGCGGCGCGACAGCGGAGACGAGTGAGGCGAATGCATTCGCGACGACGGGAAGGACCGGCGCAAGTGCATCGAAAATCTGCACGAGTGCGGTGCCGACAGTTCCGGCAATCTGCGAGAACGCGGGGGTGATACCGGTGAGAGCGGAGCCGAGAGCCTGAAACATCTGCCCGAGCATCGGACCGACCACGGCACCGAGTTCGGCGAGCATGGTCAGCAGCGGGCCGAGTGTCGCAGAGATACCGTCGAGCACCTGGGCGAAGCCGTCGAACAGACTCGTCAGGGTGCCGGACTGCTGGAGTTGGGAGAAGACCTGCCCGATGGTGCCGAGTACTCCACCGAAAGCCAGGCCCAATTTGCTGGCGACCGGCTCGACAGCGGCTCCGAAGTCGAGCAGACCCTGAACCAGGTCGGAGATACCGGGCATGAGGGACGAGACGAATTGCTCGCCCGCACTGAGTAGCTTGTTGAACGAGTCGAGGCCGGGGCCGGTGATGGTATCGACGACGCCGGAAAAGACGTCGTTGACCGAGAGGGCGATGCGCTGCATGGCCGGGGTGATGGACTCCATCAGTCCGCCCAGTTTCTCGAAGGACGGGGCCATGGACTTTTCGAAGGTGGACGATACCGCCGCTTTGAGTGAATCGAACTGCGGCGCAATGGTTTGCGCTGCCTTCTTGATTCCGTCCATGCCGAGCATCACCGCCCCCAGCGCGGGCGCGGCAGCCAACCCCACCCCCATCAGCCCGAAGCCGACCGAGCCGAGAGCGCCGAGCAGGAAAGGGATCAGCGACACGACGGCCGTGATCTTCGATCCGATACCGGCGATCGCACCGCCAGCGCGGAACAGTCCGGCAGTGAACGACGACGAGTCCAACGAGAACACTCGCTGGACTTGTCGTTGCATCCGTTCGGCGGCGCGGGCAACGGAGCGGAACGCACGCTCTGCGTTCTGTCCGTTGCCGACGATGTGGACACCGAGAATGGCGCTACCTGCCACTGGTCACTCCTGCTCTGATTGCTGTTCGAGAATGTCGATCGCGGTGGCGATCACCTCATCGGACTCCGAAAGCCACTGCGAGACGGGAATGTTCGTGGCAATCGCCAGCGACACGATCAGACGTTCGAAGGTGTCGCCGTCGTAGGGTCGATATCTTCGGTCTCCACCTGCTCGATCGCGGCAGCTTCGTTGCAGAACGCTTCCCAACTACCGGTGAACAACCCCTGGCGGTAGAGGGCAATGAACGTGATGTAGTTGGTGAACGAGACGGGATCTTCGACGGCCGATCCCCATTTCTGCTTTCGCTGCATTGCAGCGGTTTTCATCTGATCGGAGATGTTGGTCTTGACGTTCTCGTGAACGGTGCCGTCTTCCATCTCGACATTGACGATGATGCGCTGAACTGCCATGGGTCACATTCCTTCTACTTGGTCGATGTAGTAATCGAGGTGTTCCTGATAGAGCCGAACGAAATCCGGTTCGGCCAGATACGCGGCGTCGGTGGCGAACGGCTGCGCACGGATGTGCTTGCGATGCCAGCCCCAGTGGATGGGGTTGGCGTACGGCGCTCGTGGTCCACCGAACTTGATGCCACCCGCACGTGCGGTCGCGGTGACCCGGATGGTGGAGGCGAGGTTGCCGGACTTGCGAGGGACGAACAGCAGGGCAGCGGAGGCGACGATTTCCGCCGCTGCCCTGTTGACCGATTTCAGCTCGTCCAGCTCCACACCGCCGCGCTCCATCGTGCGGACGAAATCGCCCACACCCTGCATTCGCACCGCGATGTAGTCGGACATCTCAGGGGGCCGGTGGGATCACGACGGGCTGTCCGACCAACGACCACTCCAGATCGGAAGTCGGCTTGGTCTTCACGTCGCCGCCGATGTTGATCGGGTCCACGGTCAGCGTGCCAGAGAAACCGGTCTTGAGTTCGGTGTTCGGGACGAACTTGAACGGGAACTGCTTGCCCATGTTCGCCAGCGCCCACAGGTTGATTCCGTCAGCCGAAAGATCCTGCGCCACAGTGGCTTCAAGCACCCACGTGTAGGTGACCTCGCCGGGAATCACGTCGCCGCACAGGACGTTCAGATCGTCCTCGGCGTCTTTGCTGGGCTTGAGTACGCCCTTGGTCACCTGGCACGAGATGTCGATTCCGTCCGGTGATCCGACCTCACCGACAGTGAGGGTTCCCGGACCCATCTTGTATGACTTGGCAGGCATGGCATTTTCCTTTGCTTCTAGAGTTCGACTGAGACTTCGGTCGTGACGAGATAGGCGGGAAGCCCACCGCCCTGACCGGAGAGCGCCATGGTCATGGACAGTTGGACAGGCTGGACGGGATCGACCACGGCAAGCAGTTTCTTGAGCATCGGCGCGAGCGCCTTGTGGCCCTGATTGCTGCCGTGATCCGGTGCCACCAAATACAGTTCGACGGTCATCGTGCCTTCACCACACAGCCGATCGAGCACGACGGACCCGGCTTTGACGGCGATCGCCGGAGGGTTGAGGTCCCGCAGGTCGGCGGTCACGCGCAGCCCTGCGGCGCGGATGGCTGTCACGAGTTCGTTCAGTGCGGAGTCGATGCTCATCTATCCGACCGCCGGTCTCGTCCAGGGGCCGAGTTCGAGGAACATCTGCACGTCCGGGTCATTGCGCTGGACGTAGGCGGTGGCGTCCATGCTGAACGTTTCGATACCGGCCGGTGAGTTGCGGCGGCGCACGATGCGCGAGGCGAGCATGACCGCGCCGTGCACGTAGTTCGCAGCCCACGGATCGTGTGCGCCCTTCCACAGGATCACCTGTGCGTTGACCGCTGCGATCACGCCGTCGATGGTCTTCTCGTCCTGGTCGGTGATCGCGAGCTGGTCGAGCAGGGCCTGCCTTCCGACAGGCCCTGTCTCGATCGGTGCCGTCATCGGCTATCCCGCTGCCGGTGCGGGCGCTGCCCAGTCCACGGAGACCAGCCCCTTGTTCGAATGCAGCAGGGTCGCGTAGTAGCCGAACAGTGCGCCGTCCTGTCCACCGCGAGCGAGGTCCACGGTCTCGACTCGGATCGGCGATCCTGCCAGTTCGTAGAACGTGGCCGCTGCCTTCGCGCCGACGATGACTTTGCCCTTCGGCACGAACTCGTGCGGAACGAAGTTCTCGGGGTCGATCCCAAGGAGCTTGACGTACTCGGGCACGTCGAGCTGAGTGAAGTCGAGCAGCGACTCGATGTCCTCGTCGTTGACGAGCACGAACGTCGCGGCCGCGCGTGCGTTGCGCTTGACGTACCGGGCACCGCGAGCGGCGGCGCGAATAAGGTCCGGGGCGACGGGACCGGCGGGCAGCGTTGCGGCGCTGGTGGTGACGAACGTCGCGGCACGCTGATCGGACTTGTACGCGTAGTCCTCGGCCATGGCGGAGAAGTAGGCGCGAATGAACTCCTGATCGTTGAAGTCCCAGAACTTGCGGTCGATGTCGTGACCACCTGCGAGCCGCTTCGCTTCCACCGACACCGATTCCGTGGTGACCTCGTTGGTCGGAATCTCGGTCTTGTTGCCCGCGTAGTCGTCAACCTCGGGCTTTTCCGTCCAGCGCCATCCGGTGGTCTTCCAGTGGGTGAGCGGCGCGGTGGAGAGCAGCGGGACGATTTCACGCTGATACGCGACACCGCTCCAGAGTTCTCCGATCCATCCGTCCGGGGTGACGTACGGGTTGGCGGAGCGGGTGATGTCCGCGAGCGCGGCGGTCAGGGTCTCGCTGCGTTCGTTGCGGCGCACGGCCTGCAGGGTGTCGCAGACCTGCGAGAACGTGAGCGGGGCGGTGGGACGTGCGACAGCGGCGGTCAGTCCTACCGGCGCCTGTGCTGCCGTGACCGCAGGCGCGGCGGGCGCGGCCGTAGTTGCGGCAGCAGTAGTTTCGTTCTCTGCAGCGGCGGCGGTGCCGTCTGTTTTTTCGGCGGCTGCCTGGTGGGCGGCGTTCTTGGTGGCAGGCATATCGGCCTCTCTCTGTTCGGATGCCGTGACGCTCGATGCGCGGGCATTGGGGAATGCGGGGATGGCGACCATGGCGACGGCGGAGAGAACACCACGGGTGATGCGTGAGCCGTCGCCCGATCGCTGGAGGTCCACCAGTTCGACGGACATGCCGTCGATCACGCGTTCGGCGGCAGCGGTCAGGGTCTGGTCACCGGCCGAGCCGGATCCGACCTTGAAGGTGAAGTTCATTCCGGCGTCGGTGGACTCGCATGCGGTCAGGTATCCGACCGGCGCGCCGCCCGCGTCGGAGTGACCGGCGTAGAGCTTCACGCGGGACAGGTCGTCCGGGACGATGATCGCGTTCGGTTCGACACTGACCTGACCGACCGACGTGCGGCCGGGAGTGCGGAACGGCAAGCCCATTCCGACGATCGTGCGTCGCTCTTCGCTGGCGGTGGCGGGGGCCGGTGAGTTGAACTTGGCGACCTCAGTCGAGTCCGCTGCTGTCAACATCGGAGCGGCGATGCTTGGCTGTCCGCTCAGGTTCAGCCGAGAGCCACGAGAAGTGTTGCCGAAGAAACGCTTCCACGTTCGGCTCTGCGAGTAGGCGGGTGACGCCACCAATGAGAACCAGAGCACCGGCAACCACAGGAATAGTCTCGACACCGAGTGACTGCGCGAGCGTCGGGGCGAGCGGTGCGATCGCGACGAACCCTGCGAAGACTGTGCGGGCCGTCGCGCGCCACGGTCGGCGGGACTGGCTGGGCTGCTGGGAGGGTGTGAGCCTTTGCATGAAGTGTTCAACTTTTCTCGTCCAATGTCTCGTGTTCGGGTTGCAGGGCCATCGCGGTTGTCACGATCAGGTAGATCGCGATACCTGCGGCAGCGAGCGCAGTGACGCTCAGGATCAGTGCGAGGGTGACGGCGATGGCAAGCACACGTGCGCCTTTCTGTTCGCGGAAACGTGACGGGCAATGTCCCGAATTGCGAACGCTGCCAACGGAATACCGGCAAGAATTGCGTAGGTCATGACAGGCCCAATCGGCGCAGGGTGTCGGGTCCGGCGATACCGTCCACGGAAAGGCCGGTGCGGGCTTGGAACTCCCGCACCACCGCCTCGGTCGCGGGTCCGAAGTCGCCGTCGACTTCCAGGCGTGAGTAGCGCGGGTAGTCGCGATTGAGGCGCGCCTGCAAGGCTCGCACCCGGTCGCCGGTAGATCCGCGATGCAACAACTCGGGCGAGGGGATGGTGGTGTTGCCGCCGCGAATGCGCTGCGCAAGTGCGACGACGCGAGGATCACCAGGCCGTAGCCCGATCTGGTAGTGCATCTCGTCGGGACGAGACCACCTGCGGCCGTGGTAGATCACGCCGTCGAATGAGCGCAGGGTTTGCTCGACTCTGCCCACGATCTCGGGTTTCATCGAGTAGTAACCCATGTTGTATTTCGGGGCGTTGATGTCGATGGCGGTGCCGGACATGTGGTTACTGTTCGGGACGTCGTTGTCCGGGGACCAGCCCCAGACCTGCGAGATGACCGGTTCGACGTGATCGTTGTATGCCTTGATGAACGCGGAGAGAATCGTGGACACGTCGCCGGTGCGGAGCGGAACGGCTTTCGCGGCCGGGACGCCGGGGATCTGAACGACGGTGACGCCGGAGCGATCGACCATCGGCCAGCCGTTTTCGGACAGGACGCCTGGGCGTGTGGGGTAGCGCGTCATGAGGGAACCTGCTCTTTCTCGACTGAGACCCGATCGGCCTGGCTATGACCAGGACCAGACCGATCGGGAGCGGGGGTGTCGGTGTTGACCGACAGGGGCGAGGGTCCGATGAACTCCTCGAGGTCGAACGAGATACGGCGGTCGGCGGGGGTGACATCGGTGAGGGAGAGCCGTCCGGCGATCGCGGCCATCAGCGGGCGCAGGCCGTAATCGACAAGCTCGGCGTTGCGGCCCTGCGCGTTGTCGTAGGACATCGAGCTTTTGCCCTCGGCCCCGGCGTCGAGCAGCACGGCGGGGATACCGGCGATGCGGGCGATATCGACGGCGGCAGCGTTGCGGCCCTCCACCAACAGGTGTTGGTTGATCGCGCCGTGCTCTTTGACCTCGATGGCCGAGTTCGTGTAGCCGACACCACCGTTCTCACCGCGCCGTGCAGCTGCCCACCGAGACACCAGCTTCGAAATGTCGTCGTCGTTCATCGGTGCGCCGGAGGTCTGGTGCAGTTCGACGTTCGCCATGGGCGTCTCGGCTGCCTTGTCGGCCGCGTCGAGCAGGTGCGTGGAGTGGCGCAGCGTGCGACCGGCGAATTGCAACAGACCCTCGTGGATACCGGGGATCAGGATCACTTCGTCTGCGGCGGCGGTCTCACCGTTGATGGTCACTTCGAACTTGCTGTTGAAGTCCCAGTAGTCGAACGGGATGCGCTGCGCGCTCGTGACTCGGCCGGTCTCGTCGCGCTCGTCGGCGGACCAGAGAGACCACCCGAAGAACAGCAGATCGTCGGCGGTCCACAGCATCCGGTGGAACGGGGAGATTCCTCGGTCGGTGCGGGTGAGGAAATCCGGCTGATCAGCGACGACTCTGCCGTCGTGCGAGTACTCGCGGAGCGGCAGGTTGCCGAGTGTGCCGCAGATCAGGCCACGTGCTCGGGCCATCGCGGGCACCGACATCGCTTCGAGACGGGTGATCGGCAGGTACTTCATGCCCGTAATATCCGGCCACACAACGGAATTGAGGTGTGTCGGGTGCGGTGCCCACGGACTCGCTATCGCCGGGTTGACGTACGACGCCGCCAACTCGGGCAGCGCCGCCGCCATTCGCAGTTTCTGGAAGATGCCCACGGGTCAACCATGCGGACACCTGCCTACGTTTCCGGCGAACTATTTTTTGGTGGGCGGTCTACCAGCGCGTTTGCTTCCGGCTTGGCGCGGGTGTGTCGTGGAGCGGGCGCGGCGGGTGCACGCGTAGTGCGCATTGAGCGCGGTTCGTGCGGCTTGCAAATCGCTGTGCACGCTCTTGAGGTGACCGGCGGCGCAGCGCCACGCACCGGCTCGGGTGCCGGACAGCTCACGCCAACCGCAATCGCAGAGCGCCAGGGTGGTGAACGGAGTGGAATCCAAACGAATCTCAGGCATTGCCAGGTGTCCAAATCTTCGGTGCGGCTTCTTCGGCCGGTTGGTGGAGTGCGCCGTAGACGGCGAGGGTGGCAGCTTCGAGTTCAGCGATCGAACCGAGCGAGGTTCGGCGCGACCACATCCACCCGCCGTCTCCGAACTTGCGGGTGGCAGCAACGTCGGCAGCGGTGGACAGAGCCGGGTTGGGGCGGATCAGCATGCGTGGACGGGGAACGTAGATCCCGAATTCGTTCTCTTCCATGGACTTCAAGCGGCCGAGAAAGTCGGCGCATGCCAGCGCCACGTCGCGGGCTTGCAGGTCCATCAGGGAAACCTCGAGCTTGTCGCACTCGTCTGCGATCACTGCGGACGGGCCGTACCGATCGACGATGACCTGATTGCCCTGCCATTCGCCCGCGAGCTTGCGCAGGGTTCCGGCAACCCACATCGTTCCTTGCTTCGAGGTGACCATTTCCACGATCGGCCGACCGTCCGGCAGCAGTGCGGCGACGGCGATCGCGGACGATTCACCGTCCACGTTCACGGCCGCGCCGAACGAGAGCCGCAGACCCTCGGGAATCGGCTCCATCGTCTGCGCCGATTCCCATGCCGTCAGCGGAATGACGCGCTCACGTGAGCCGGTGCGCCGGTTGCCGTAGGCGCGGGCGAACTCACCGGGGTTCTTGCGCATCTGCGCGTAGGCCCGTTCGAGTGCGTCCATGTCCACCGTGTGCCCGAACGCCGGGTGATGTTCGGCGACCATGGCGAGGTCGGTCGGGTCGGCGGTGTCGGGAATGCCCCACTCGAAATACGCCATGCCCGGCGCGCCTTCACGTCCGGCGTCACAGAGGCCGTGAAACCACGTCGAGGCAGCGGTGCCCATGGTCGAGACGATGACCGTCTGCGCGCCCTTGCGGGTGGTCTGCGTGGGGACGATGGCCTGCATGAGCGCGAGCGCGTCCGGCTCGGTGAACTTCCACCCCTCATCGACGTTGTTGAGGTCGGACTGTTCACCATGCAGCGAGTCCTCGGTGGGCGGATGCGGGCGCAGCGCGGACCCGTTCACGAACGACATGCGCTCAGAACCCTTGCCACGCTTGGTCGTTGCGAAGCGTTTAAGGGGCGACTGACCGAAGTCCTCGGACAGTTCCCGGAACTTTTCGCCCGCATGCTGCCCTGTCTGCGCTGTCATCCACACCTTGCGGCGCGGACCCGACAGGCAGCGATGGACGGAGTTCGCGAGCTGGAGCGTGGTCTTACCCGCCTGGCGCTGAATCGAGATGACCACGAGCGGGTAGAAGTAGTGACCTCGGCTGTCGAGTTCGTTGCCGACATTCGAAACGAGCGTCTGCCACGGCATGAACGGAGTGCCCATCCGTCCGGCGATCACACCGACCGCCGGACCAGTGGTCTTACGCGCCGGATTCCTCGGTGTTGCGAACTTCGGCGCTGGCATCGGTTGCATTGTTCATCTCCTCCATGAGCTGCTTGAGCTCCTCCTCAGCGCCAGCAGCTCGGGACTGCGGTGTACCGAACAGCGCTTCGATCGTTTCCCGGACCGGAGTGATGGTCTGCGCCAGCGGATACGCGGGCTTGGGCATCCGCTCAGCACAGTCCAGGGCGTACATGCCAGCGCGGGCCACCGACACCAGCGCCGCGTCCAGGTCGAGCAGCGCATCACCCTCGGCCGCTGCCTTCACCGATCGCTCGATCGCGGCCGAGTGCCGACCCGCTTGTGGGGGCAACTCCGACGGTGGGTCGAATAGCGCACCTTGCTCAGACATCAGCATCTCCATTCACTCATCCATGCATGAATATTCATACACGAGCATGCACCGCATGAATATTCATGCATGAATATTATTCACGATTATGCATAACCCCCGGGGTGCCCACCTGGGGAGGGATTTCCCAAAGGGCGCGGGGCTTCCGGAGGACCTCTGTATAAAAAACGTCTCTGACCTGCGATGATTCACGTGACGTGCGATGACGTGCCGCACCGCTCTGACCTGCATGAATGTCCATGCGCATATCGTCTGCATATTTATGCATGAATATGCGACGGACCATCCATGCATAGCTTGAATGTTTATGCATGAGTGATGCATGGAATATGCGAAGAACATGCACGAGTGCGGCGAGGGCCAAGCCCATACCGACCATCACCCACAGCAGCACAACCATGCGGATCACCAGGTGCACACCGAGCATGAACAGGTTGTCATCCATTGTCTTGCAACCAATCTCGTGAGGGTGGTGCAACAAGGGCGCGACCGCGCTTGCTTGCCCACCACTGGGTCATTGACTTGTTTCCGCGTGCTGAGTTGCACGACTGATGAGCGGGCCGCAGGTTGGACAGCGTGTCCGCGCCACCACGCGAGCGCGGAATGATGTGGTCCGCCGTGGTGGCCGGCGGGGTGGCCTTGCCGCACAGATGGCAGCGGACGCCGTACGTGGCGATCGTCATCTCTGTCAGTCCGGCAGCAGCTCGGCCGCCCCACCCGGCCATCAGCGCCTACGGAGAATTGAGGTATCCACGCCGCCGGGGCCTTCGGGACCCACGGTCGGTGGTGGCGTGCTGTCACGGCGGTGGCGGGATGGGTTCGCGAGAGACAGAATCCACAGCCAGATTGCGAACAGTGCGACACCCGCCACGATCACCATAATGTCGATCACAGGTTCACTCCTGCATCGCTGTTGTGGGCCATCACGGTCATCAGGGAGTCGATCGCACGCGGCAGCTCGGCCGCGACGTGATCCACGCGTTCCTTGCCGTCGAGCAGCAGTTGCCGAGCTAGGCCGTCGAGTTCGTCCACTGCGCCGGAGTTAACGATGGCATCGAGAGCGAGCGAGAGAATGGTGGCCTGCTGTGAGAGGTCTGTGACCGCGAGGGTGACCTCATCGAGCGGTGTACGGGCATGGTCGTTCATTTGTCCGCTCCCGACGCGATCGCACGGCCGAGCCACATGTCTGCCTCTTCGAGCTTGGTGAGCGCCAGTGAGCGTTCACGTCCGGCCGGGAGTTCTTCGTGGATGCGCTCGGTAATCGTCTTGAGCATCCAGCCGATCAGGGTTCCATCGGTCATCGTGTTCGTCCTTTCGATAGGGCGCGGCGCTTGCGTGCCTGCTCGGCATCACGTCGCTTACGTTGCGCCAGTTGGTTTTCGAGGTCAGTCGCACAGCGCAGGTGAGCAATCAGGTTGTCCGCAGTCCATGACACGGAATCACCCGCATTGACCGGTGAGAGGCACAACCGGCAGCGGTCATCGAACCGTGCCTTACGCATTACCGGTGGTCGAGCGAAGTGATTAGCCATGACTACCCCGTATCTGTGAGTGAGTAGGGAGTGGGCATCGTCGCCACCACCCTAGGAATCCCCGGAAGCTCGCCCCTAGATCCGTTCAGGGACAACGAAAGTCGCGCCCTGCCGAAGTTGGCAGGTCGCTATCGTCGTATTACCTCCCCTTCAGGAGCTACCTGAAGGCTTGGCGGGCAGTGCCGGAATCTGCCCCGCGTGACCGGCAAGCTGGTCGGTTAACGTCGGACCCTGCTGATAGCGACGTGAAGCGGCTAGTTGGTGCCTTCGGGATCGAACAAAGTCGGTACGGCCAGCTCGTCTAACGCGGCCTGGCGGGCGTCTCGGCAGTCGGCGCACACACGATCTACCGGAATCCACGCCTTGGGGTGAAAGGGTCGTTCACAATCGACGCACTTTTCTTTGGTCGGCTCGATCGGCCGACCCTTGCGCCAACGGACGCGAGACGGGTCTACGAAGTTTTCGGGCGTCTTCCACGGCCCTTTCACCACGTCGCCCATCAGCGCTGTCCGCGACGAGCGTTCTCAAGGTGGGCAGTGATCGACGCGACGAGGTAGCTGTATGCGTAGCCGTATGCATGGGCGTAGGCGCGGGCTTGATCGTCTTCGGGCACTTCTGCGAGAACACGCTCGATACGGGCGGCAGAGACCGACAGAGCGGCATCCAGCCCACCAACGATCTCATCCAACGGGGTCATTTGCGTGCCTTCTTCCGCTGTGCCGCAAGGTGATTCATCTCGGTTCGATCCAAGATGTACGCCCCGCGAAGGCCAGACAGCTTGCCCACGACGGGGATACGGCCAGTACGTGCCCACTTCTGCACAGTGCTGACGGGCTTTCCGAGGATCTCGGCCGCGTCCACCACGGAACACAAGTCCGTAAGTACGCCGATGTTGTTCACGGATGACAGATTGGCACATTTATGCACTTACGGCAACATTGGCTCAGATATTGGCGTAGATACGTCAAGTGCGCTAAGTTGCAAACATGACTAATCCACACGCCGAAGGCGCTATACCGCCAATCACGCTCAAAACGAGGCTGATGCTCGCGCGCGACTATCGCGGGATGACTCAGGCCGAGCTCGCCGAACTGATCGAAGTAGGAATACGAAGCGTCATTCGCTTCGAGAAAGGCGAGGCAGTCCCCAAGCGAGGCCAGAAAATGGCGTGGGCGATGGCTACCGGAGTTAGCTACGAATGGCTAGACACAGGAAAATCCCCGTCACCTGATGATGACGGGGGTGTCAGCGAACCTTCCTCAATCCCAAGAT